GGATATCGAGGGTGCCGGTGGCGAGGTCGAAATCCGCCAGCCCGGCCATGGCGAGGCCGGAAGCGGCAAGGCAGGCCAGATAGACGAGGCCGCGTGCGAGATTCCAGTTCATGGACGTCCTCCGATGAGAGTGGTGAGGAATGCAGTGAGACGAGACAGCAGCGTGGGCGCAGCGGGCGCGGCCGGGACCGGCATGGGGTCAGCGGCCGTCGGAACCGGCGTCGCCTCCGGGCGCAGCAGCGCCAGCGCCTCGGCCTCGGTCAGCCGCCGCACGGTTCGCGAGAAATCGACTCGGCCATTGCGGTCGACCGCCCAGACCGGAATGGTCCCGGTGGGGTAACGTCCATGGCGGAAGAGGTCGCGCTCGGCCTCGCGCCGGGGGCGGATCGCGGCGGGCTTGAGCCAGCCCATGAAGGCGTCGCTTGCCGCCGCGCGGTTGCCCGCGTTCAGGTGTCTCGTCAGCGCAGCTCTCGCGATGCCGCCGGTGTTGTAGTGGAAACTGACCAGCGCATCGAATTCGTGCGGCTCGAGCGGCACGATCACGGCCCGTCGCACCGCTGCCTCGTAGGCAGCCAGATCGGCCCGGAATACCTTGAACGCCTCGCGGACGCCGGCCTCGAGATCGGCGGGCATGCCACGGGGCATCCTGGACGGATCGGGCGGTCCGGCTGCGGCCGTGTGGCCGATGCCGAAGGTCCAGACCTGTTTCACATCGAGATAGGGTCCGGGCACGAGTCCTTCGTGCCGGACGAGGGCCAGAAGGCCCCGGTCGGTCATGCGCATGGGATCACCCCAGAAGCGAGAGGGTCAGAATGAGAACTGCGACGGCGAGGCCGATGCGCAGGCGGTGGGCGAAAGCCTGACGCGGGGCGATGGGGTCGCAGCGAATGAAGCGCGCGAGGCGGAGAAGCTCATGCATCGCCGTCGCCTTTCTTCGCCCCACGTAGCCGGGCGAGGACGAGTTCGATGAAGGCGGGGCCGAAGACGCCAACGAGATAGGCCGCCGAACCTGCTGCGCCCCCGGCCGGGATCGCCTCGGGCGGCAGGCCCAGCCAGCTGGTGACGAGCGCCATGGAAAGGCTGCCCATTCCAGCCGCGATCAACCCGCCTAGCAGGATGTGCCGCAGCGCATCGCGCAGGCGCATCCTCGTGGTCAGTGCGTTGGTCGCCCCGCCGAGCGCACCCCAGGCGGCCAGGATCACCGCCGTCGATGTTGCGAGTTCCTTCAGCACCGCGGCGAGAAACCGGGTCTCGTCGTTCATCTGCGGATCTCCAGGAGCGGAATAGAGGTGATCGAGCCGAGGCGTTCGAGATCGAGGGTGACGTCGAGCGCATCGGTGTCGAAGCGGACGGGCACGTCGAACGCGAAGCCCGCCGTGACGGCGACGCCTGCACCGGGTGCGGAGCCGAAGGTGATGAGGCCGGTCGTGGTATCGACCGACCAGCCCGACATCTGTTCGACGCCCGCGAGTGCAACGCGCACGCTGCCCGCGACCGGCTTGGCAATGCTGCGCGTCCAGGACTGCGCGCCGGAGGAGTAGCGCTTCACCAGCTGGAACTGCGTCGTCGTGCCGTCGCCGGTGCCGATCACCTGATCGGTTGCGCCCGGCACCTGCGATGGCAGGCAGGACTTGAAGTCGGCCCAGTCCTTGAAGCGGAAGCCGTGAAGGCGGCCGTTTCGCGCCTCGAAGAAGGCGACGACCGCTGCCAGATCATCGGCTCGGCGGATACCATAGGCGACATCATACCGCCGCCGGCTGTTCGCCCAGCTGGCATTGCGTTCCTCGTCGCCTGAGGCCAGCTCCACGATCTGGGTGCGTCGCTCCGGTCCGCCGCGCGCACCACGGCTGATGTCGTCCGGGAACCGGACCTCTTGGAAAGCCATGACGAGTCCTCACATGCCCCTTCGGCCGAGCGAGACCGCGCGGGCGATATCGGCCGCGATCTGCGTGCGGGACTGCCGGAAGCTCTCGGCATCGCGGGCATTGATCGTGACATTGACGGTCTGCGCGGCGGTGGGGCCGTAACCTGCTGCCTCTCGCCGCGAGAGCACCCGCTCGCCACGTTGCAGGATCGCAGGCACTTCGTCGGGCCTGAGCCCCGCCCAGCCCCCGGAATGCATGCGCGGGGCATTGGCGAAGGCGTGCGCGGGCACGATGCGGCCCGGTCCCGCAGAACCGACCATGCCGCCGGCGTGCAGGATGTTGGCGAAGATCCCGCCGCCGAGATTGCCCAAAACACCGGAAAGCACGCCTGCCAGCGGGCCGAGGATGAAACGCCGGGCTGCGAGCTTCGCCAGATCGGCGATCAGCGAGGTGACCAGGTCGCCGAACTTCAGCTTGCCGGTCTTCACGAACTCGCCGATCGCGTTCTCGGCGCTGCGGAACGCTCCGACCAGGGCGTTGCCGATGTCGCCGCCGATCTCGCGCGCCTTCGTGGCATAGTCGGCCAGGGTCTGGCTCACTGCCGCCCATCCGGTCGCGGCAGCCTCGGCCCCAGCCTTCGTCTGCTCGCCGGCACTGCGCCCGGCGGCTCCGGCACGACCGGCAGCGGTCGTGGCATCGTTCAGAGCCGCCGTCACCCGGTCCGCCGATGTGGCGGCCTCGTCCAGCGGGTTCTCGGCGTCCCCGCCGCTCAGTGCATCGCGCAGCGCCTGCATAGCCGCGCCCACACCATCGAAGGCTCCGGCCCTGGTCTCGGCCGCGCGCCGGCGGTAGCGGTCGGCCATCGCGCCGGCATTGCTGGCGGCGTGATCGAGCATCGAGGCATAAGACTGCGCCCCGAACCAGTCGATCCGCGCGTCGGCACCGATCGTCTCGGCGACCGCATTGAATGTCGGTCCGATGGTGCCAAGGAAATCTGCCCATTTGTTCGACAGGAAGGCCATCAGCCGCAGCCAGATCGCCTCGATATCGGCGCGCAGGGCGCGGAAGTCGTCCACGAAAGAGCCGAGCGTGGCCTTGATCCCGTCCCAGACGGCGCGCGCAACATTGCCCATCAACTCGAGCGCCGAACCGAAGCCGCCCGCGCCCTTCACGAGCTGCCCGAACCAGTAGATCAGCTCGCCCGCACCGACGATCAGCGCGCCGATCCCGGTGCGGATGATCGCGCCGCGCAGCAGCGTCAGCGCACCCGACAGGCTGAAGGTCGCGACACGGGCAGCAACGAACGCCGCGACCCAGCGTCCGGCCATGAAGCCGGCGAAGGCGATGCCGATGGCCGCGAGCCTCTCGAGGTTGTCGGCAAGAAGGATCAGCCCTTCGGCCACCGTCGAGGTAGCGCCCGCCATCTGATCCCAGGTCCCGACCAGTTGCAGGGCGGCGTTGCCGATCAGCGTGAAGGCATCGCCGATGGTCGCCGGCATGCTGTCGGCTTCCTCGCGCAGCAGCTCGAGATTGCCGATCAGCGCCGTGCGGATGACATCGCCGGTAATCGCCCCCTGCTGACCGAGGGTGCGCAGGCCCGAGACGGTGGTGCCAAGCTCGGACGCCAGCAGCTCCGCGAGCCGCCCGCCGCTCTGGATCACGGTATTGAGGTTGTCTCCGCTGAGCGTGCCGAGGGCCATGGCCTTCGACAGCGCGTTCTGCACCGAGGCCGCGCGCTCGGCCCGCGCGCCCGAGACGACCATGGCGTTGTTCAACGCCTCGGTGAAATCCAGCGTCTCCGCCGTCGTCAGCCCCAGTTCGCGTAGCGCCGTGGCATTGGCGAGCCAGGACTCCGTGGTTTGCCCGAGGCTCGAATAGGTCCGGCGCGCCATGGCAGCGAGCCGGTCCATGACGGCTGCGCCCGCTTCCTGCGAGCCGGTGGCGAGATCGACACGCGAGCGCAGGTCGGTCCACTGGTCGGCATAGGCGACGAGCTGGCGTGTGCTGATCGCCGCGCCGAGGACGCCCATGACTCGGCGCACCACCGCGCCGGTGATGTCGGCCTGCCGCTCGATCCGCTTGAAACTGTTCTCGCCCGCGTCGCCGATCCCCTGAAACTCGGCCTTCACCTGCCGGCCGCCTTCGGCGACGAGGCGGACGGAGACTCGTTTCTGGGCCATGGGTCATCGTTCCCGAAAGGGCTGCAGTGTTCGCCTTGCGCTGAGGCATAGAACGAGGGAGACTCGGGCCATGTCCGAGACCGCCGTCCTGTCCCCGAAGTTCCAGATCACGATCCCCGCAACGGTCCGGGCGGCCCGAGGGTGGAAGGCCGGCCAAGCCCTTGCTCTCATCCCGAAGGGGACCGGCATCCTGCTGATGCCGGTGCCGGAGCGGGGCCAACTGGCCGGCATCGCGAAGGGCGCGTCGGGGGTGGGCTACCGGGATCGGACGGATCGGCTCTGATCTTCCGGTCCTGGCCGGTCACCGGATGCCATCTGCTCGTTGAGCTTGCGGACCATCACCGCCTCGATCTCGGGCAGACATTCGGCAGCGATCAGCGGATCGAGCCCGAGCGCCCGCGCCATGGCGAGGGCCGCTGCCATGTCCCAGCCAAGCACCATGGTCCCGCCCATGCCGGTCGCAACGCGAAGCTGCCCGGTCAGGCGCAGCGCCAGATCCCAGACCTGCCAACCTTCCGGAGTTTCCGGATGGTTCACCCGCGCCGGGCAGTCCGGGCACGAGCCTTCGCAGGCCGCGCAGTAGCTTTCGCCCCCGCCGAAGTGCCAGTCTGCGAGGGCGCGGAGCCGTTTTTTTCCGCATCCAGCATCAGGTGTGGCGCGAGGCAGCGAGTCTGGAAGGCCTCGAATACCGGCCAGATGTCGAGAAGCGCGTCGATACCTTCCGGTGTGACGGGAACGGGATTGTC